GGCGACAGTGTCGTCAGTAAAGGTCTGGTCCCCCCTACGTAAAGTAGGTACATCCAGCCTTGCACGTTTACGTGCGTCTCCGGAACCTCCTCATGCTATCCTCCTTTCGAGAGATAAGTCATGCGCTCTGATAAACAAGTACCAGTTTCACATGAGCTAGCTAAGGACCTGACTACAACCCTTTATGGATTTTAGAAAAGTTTGCCTTTTGAGCAATGCCTCTAGAGGCGTAATAATCGTTAATCATGCTAACCAAAGTATTAGCTGATAAAGCTTTAACTTTGTTGACATATTGTCGATGAGCTCTTAAGTTCCAAGCAATAGAAATATTGCTGAGATCTTTCCGAAATAAAACATCAAGGATGTCGTCTAGTTCTCCTTTCTCTGCTGAATCAAGTAGGTTTTGACGAGCGACTTTGGCGTCTTCCGTTGACCGTATAAACGATTCAAGGTATAGCCAAAACCATGGAGAAACAAATAGAGTCAGGACACCAAAGTAATCCTGAAGTACAGACTTGCTTACACTGAGTTTATAGAAATTGCTCCAAAAGAGTGATTCTTCAACTTGCGTTTGCACGACTGCTCTATCTGCCTCTCTTAAGGCCGCCTCAAAGGCGTGATTCTTAAGTGACTCCAAAAACAATTTTGGGTCTATAATCTCTACACCTACAATCCAGCTCAACGTTTCGACGTCTAGTTGGTGAAGTGATACGAGTTGACCCTTCATTCCAAATATACTTAAAACAACACCTATTCTCTTAACCTTAAACGGAAAAGATTTTAGGTATGCTTTAAATGCATCAGAAAAGTTAAGTAAGCCTCGTGTGTCAAGATCTGTGAAAAGAGTTGCGGCCATTAATGGTCGACGCGATGTCGCCAGGATTGCTCCTGGACCGATCGGAGACACATCATGTGTACGAGTTCGGAGTCGTTTAGCAAACTCAAGAAGATTAGTAGATACTACTGTCTTCGAGAGATTCACACCAACCCCTAACGTTTTCATAATGGACAAATATTGAGCAGCAACGTCATCATCCTGTATTACAACATCGTCACCTAAAACAGCATAAGAATCGAATTCTCGATATCCTAACTGTTTAGACGCCAATTGTATAATCAAGTGATGGGTCAATGCTAACATCGCCCAAGAGGAATACGCTCCCATGGGTTGCCCCACGGCATACCTGTATGTGCTTTTAGCGTAGTACCAATCAAAGGATAACAAATCGCTCCATAAATCTCCTAATCCCTTCTCCAGACCATTTAGAATATCAACCTGCAGCTTCATAGGAAGTCTATCGGTGGCACTACTTAAATCAAAACAAGAAAACTTGTCTGATAAACCAAAGTCAATAAGTCTCTGAATAGGAGCAATCTGATTGAATGTACCATCCATGGGGATTGATCTTAAGAATCTAAAAATAGATTCATGAAGAGGCAATAAACATAGCTGGATCCACCAATTAGTTAACGCAACTACTCGAGCCTTACCGGCTTGGTCGTAGACCGTCGCTAAACGACCCATTTGAGCTTTAGGCGATATGGAAAGCCTTTGTATAAAATACATAGGTAATCCCAAAATGATGATGGATGTAAGTGAGGTTATATATAACCAACTTGAGGTTTGGAAGAGCACTTTATAAACCGCGACTAATTGAGTTGGGTTATGCATTAATGCAATTGCATCAAGTGCACAACTTGCTGTCGCTTTCTTACCATTCGGTCCAGCGGATTCCGAGATGAAACCAGAAACCTTAGATATCTTAAATCTAAAACCTCTAGTGAATTCCTTCGCGAGTTTAGCTATGCCGTCTAAAGACTGAGATAGCCCCGTAAACTCTCCAGTTATACTGGTAAAGTCCGGTTTAACCTTTGTTGGGAATACTCTAAAGATACTTAAAAGTGTCAATACAGCACGAGTAATTTTACCATGTTCTTCTTCTAAACTTAAAAGTTTTCGAATAGGAAAAGGGATTATTACAGGTAAACCGTTATGGTCAACTCTAACTCTGATCTTAGTGATACAGAGCTTATCTGGCGTACCAGCTAAATATCGAACAGTGAGTCTCATGGCCTCCTTTAAATAAAGGAAAGTCCAATTGAAACCATTATTCTTTATTAAAAGCATAATACGTTCAGACATAAGGAGTAAGTCTTTTCTATAGGCAGGTGTTTGCGTGATCCAGATCGCCACCTTAGTATATCTCGGAACCTCTTTCAAGGTTATCCAAGCTTTACTAGGTCGCATTGTTCGCAGTTTAAGAAAGTTAATAAAGTTTATAAAAGCTTTTTTAATTAGTATTAAATGTGAATAACTTGGTTTCTCTCAATTGTGCTCCAAGGAGGGGGCTAGCCTTTTGGTTAGCAACTTCTGCGAAGAAAGTTGTTGATACACTTTCCAAATTATAGTGGACTTAATCACCACTACTAGTTTAGAACCACGGATTTGACTCCGCTTACTAGATGATCAGAATGAATTCTGTCAAGGTCGGTTTGGGTCTCTAAACAGAGCTACACCCGAGTTACTACTAATAACAGGGGCTGATGCGATGAGCCTTTACGGC